TGATTCTGAGTTAGTTCCAGCTAATTTAATTAACAAACAATTTGATGTAAATGTACAAGAATTATTTAATGCAAAATCACTAATTAAATCTGTTGCTCAACCTGATTTTGCTAATTTAGAATTAACTGATAAGATTTCAAGTGCATTAGAATTAGAAAGTATTGTAGAAAATACATTAGGAAAACAAGAAAGTTTTGTAGAAAATTTTTCCAGTAAACAATTATTATCAACTGATGGATTAAAACAACAAGCATTGTTTGATTTAGAGAATAGAGTATTTAATAGTATAAGAAGTGTAGATACGCCTAATTTAATTAAAGGTGTTACAGATTCAGCTGGGAATTTAGATATTTTAAAAGAAGCAACAGAAAGAGTTTCCCCAATAGATACAGCAGATGGATTATTTGCTAATCGTAATGGACAAACTGTACAAGTATTTAGAACAGGATTAGAAACTAGTGATGGCACTCCTATAACTCCTAGTAACATTAGAGAAGGAATTGCAAACTTCTTAGAGATAGCTAGAGCAGCAGATAAAAATGGAGCTTAAATGTCTTTCGTTGAAGGTAAAGGTACATACAAAATTTTAATTGGCAGTAAAATACAAGTTTATAATAATTGGAAAGATATACCACCAGAATTTGATAATATGATTTTATTCCAACCAGATTGGCAGGAAGGACCACATACTGAAGAACAACACAAATATTATGATTCGTTTAATTTAGTTTTTCAAGAACTACTAAAAAGAGAGAAAAAATAATGCCTGATATCAGTATTTCACCAGATAAATTGCCTGATGCTCGTCCAGATGTTACTTTTTCACAAATAATAACTGCTTCTGGATCTAATTCATCTATTACTATTTCTAATACAACTATTGAAGTTATATCTGCTAATACTAGATCTATATTTTTAGCAAACAGTGGTTTTTTAAGTGTTTCTAATACAGTTTTATCAAATACACAATGTCAAGCAAATGGTGTATATGTTACACCTTTTATAGATACATTTCAATTTGTAACTATAGGAAGAAGTACCAATTATGAAAGTGCTAAATCAGTTGTAGGTACTACATTTTTACCACGTGACCAAGACTTTTTTGATTTGGATCAAGATTTGAGAGAAAAAATAACTAAACAATATAGAGTAACAGTAAATTATACAAATTCAAAACCAGATGGTAATACAAGTAATTCATACGCTAATAGTTTTATATTTGTAGTAGAACAAGATGTAATTAATGATTTTGAAAGAATGAGAGTATTCGTTCAACAATATTATGAAAATAGACCATTTTTTAGTAACACAGCATAGGAGAAAAAAAATGCCAGCAATATCAAGAATAGGAGATTTAGATGTACCACACTGTAGTGGTATGGTGAGAGCAACAGGCTCTTCAGATGTTTTTGTGAATACAAGACCAGCAGTAAGACAAGGCGATATAAACACCGTCCATTTATTTCCTAAAGGAGATTTGTGTCCAGCACATGTAGGTCCTGTTAAGTCAGGTTCAAGTTCAGTTTTTATTAATGGATTAGGAGCTGGAAGAGTTGGAGATGGGTTGATAAAATGTACATCTATTGCTCAAGGTAGTGAAAACGTTTTTGCGGGATAATAACATAAATAACAGAAAGGAAAAAAAAATGATAAAAGGATTTATATTAGGATTATTAGCACTTGTATTATCAAGTTGCTCATCATTAATGTCTAATGACGAATACAAAGACTTACCTAATCATGATCATATTGAATGTATAGGTAAATGTGATATTAAATTAAAATAAGGATTGAAAATGGATATACATGAAACTTTGACAAGTCTTTTCAACACTTATGCTAATGAAAATGAAAAAGCTGTTGCTGGTAATAAAAGTGCTGGCACAAGGGCTAGAAAAGCATTAAGTGAAATATCTAAATTGTGTAAGGAAAGACGTAAAGAGCTACAAGAATTAAAAAATAGCTAATAAATAGATAAGAGGACAAAATGCCAGTACCAAAGAGTTTAGTATATAAAGACTTTGATATAATTTTCGATAGACACCCAGTGACTAGAAAATTAAATACTCTTACTAACAATGATGCAGTTAAAAGGTCCTTAAAAAATATTATACTTACTAACAAATTTGAAAGAGCATACAGTCCAAATTTTGGTAGTGATATCAAATCAAGATTGTTTGAACAGTTTGATACAAATATTGCTGATGATATAGCAAATGATATAGAGTTTGCAGTAGCTAATCATGAGCCTAGGGTTCAATTAATAGATGTGTTAGTGAGAGAAGTACCAGATCAACATGGTATTGAAATAACAATTAAATTTAGAGCAAGAAATCAAGTTGACGTTGATCAGCTTGATTTATTTGTAGAAAGAGTAAGATAATGGCTGTTGCAAATAGTGTTTTAAGAGCTACAGAATTAAATTTTAACACAATTAAAAGTAACTTAATTACTTTTATGAAAGCTAAGCCTGAGTTTACAGATTATGATTTTGAAGGTAGTGGTTTAAATCATTTAGTAGACCTTCTTGCTTACAATACATACTACAATGCTGTCTATACTAATATGACAACTAATGAAATGTTTTTAGACAGTGCACAATTAAGAAACAACGTTGTAGCAAGAGCCAAAATGTTAGGATATACTCCAACATCTGCAAAAGGAGCTGAAGCTACATTAGATATAACTATAACTCCATCTACTAATGTTGCAAGTGTTACTATTGCATCTAATACTTTATTTACTTCGTCTTTGGATGGTATCGAATACAAATTTACAACTGATAGAGCATACACACTTCTTCAATCAGAAGGATATCAAGCAAATACTATTTTAATTAAAGAAGGTGAACCAGTACAAGAAAGAATTACAGTTGATACTACAACAAATCAAAGATATATTTTAGGAAATGATAATATTGATACTAGAAGTTTGAAAGTAAGTATACAAACAAGTAGTTCAAATTCATCACTAAGAACTTTTTCACAAGCAAGTGATTTAACAGATGTTTCAGCAACAAGTACTGTTTACTTTATACAAGAAAATGAAGATGGAAAATATGAATTACTTTTTGGAGATGATGTACTTGGAAAACAATTAGATAACGGAAATATAGTTATAGTAAATTATAGAGTAGTAAACGGATCAATAACAAATGGAGCTAACAATTTTGTATCTCCACCTACTTTAGGAGGACAATCCAATTTTACTGTAACTGTTGCTACAGCAGCTAGACAAGGATCTAATGCTGAAAGTATTGATAATATTAAATTTAATGCTCCAAAGAATTTCCAAAGACAAGGTAGAGCTGTAGTTAGAAATGACTATTCAAGATTATTATTAGCTGAAGCACCAGATTTACAAGCTGTAAATGTTTGGGGTGGTGAAGAAAATAATCCTCCAATATATGGTAAAGTTTATATAGCAGCAAAACCAAATGAAGGTAATTTATTATCTGATCAAAGAAAAAGTGAACTTAAAGATATTTTAAGAACTAGAAATATGGTTTCAGTTGAACCAGAATTTGTTGATGCTTCATTTTTATATGTTATACCAAATGTATCTGTTAATTATAATGTAGCAGCAACTAATCTAGATGCTGGAGCTATAAACACTAAAGTACAAAATGCAATCACTAATTTTGAAACTAAAGAACTAAGTTTATTTGATAAAGGGTTTAGAGAAAGTGTATTTGTTAAAGCTGTATCTGAAGCAGATGTAAGTATAGTTAGTTCTAGATCAACATATACTATGATGAAAAGATTTACTCCTAATACCGGAACAGCAACAACATATAACTTTGCTTTTAATAATGCAATACATCATCCACATGCTGGTCATTTAAATGCAGTAAACAGTACAGGATTTACATTTAATAATCAAACAACATTTATAGATGATAATGGATTTGGTGTATTAAGGCTTTACTATCTTGGAGACAATAATATTAGACAATATGTAAGTAATGATGCTGGAACAGTAAATTATGCAACAGGATTAATTACATTAAACAATGTTAATATAACAAGCACATCAAGCATAGAATTAACTGCAAAGCCTGATATTAATGATATTAATACAGTTAGAAATAATATTATTTTATTATCTGGTACCAGTGTTACTGTAATTAATAACGAAACTGGAGCAGTAGAAAGTAGAGTTACAACTGCAACTACATCAGGATCTACAACAACTATTACTACTGCCTTTACTGGAACAACTTCAACAGGAACAACTTCAGGTGTATCAGGAACATATTACTAATGTCTTCTATCTCAAAAAAAGTCTCACCTTTAGTAAAGACTCAACTACCTGATTTTATCAGAGAGGATGCTCCTCTTTTCCAAAAATTTATTGAAGGTTATTACGAGTTTTTAGAACAAGGTAATAATGTAATTGAAGTTACAAGAAGTCTTGAAAGCTATCAAGATATTGATACTTCAGTTGAAAAATATATTGAATATATTAAAAGAGAACTATTACCGTCTTTTCCAAAAACATTAACAGCAGATCAAAAAATATTAGTTAAGAGAGCTAAAGATTTTTATAGATCAAGAGGAAGTGAAAAAAGTTATCAGTTATTATTTAGAGCACTATATAACGAAGACATTACAATTTATGATCCAGGTGATAGTATTCTTAGAGCTTCAGATGGTAGATGGATCCAAGAAAATAGTATTAGAGTTGGTGATCCAGTTGTAGGTAATACAGAATTATTATTAGGACAAAATATAACTGGAATTTCTTCAGGAGCTACGGCTAAAGTTGAAAGAATTACACAGACGTTTGAATCTGGATTTTTAGTTAAAGAAATGTTTCTTAGTAATATTGATGGAACATTTGAAGATTTAGAATTAGTCAGAAATACGGCGAACTCAGTAAATGCTACAATTTATAATGTTACAGGTCCTTTACTTAGTGTTGAAGTGATTAATAAAGGAGCTGGATATCAATTAGGAGATAGTTTAAATTTAACAAGTGATGTTAACTTAACTGATGCAGAAGGTATAGTAGCTGAAACTGATAACTTTAGTGCTATAAGAATAAATTTAGCAAACGGAGGGTCTGGTTATTTTGCAAATACTCCAATATCTGTAACACCTAATACATCATCAGGAGGTATAGGTGCTGGTGCATATGTTCAAACAATTAAGAATACAGAAGTGTTAAGGATTAACACAGAAAAAATAAATTCATTAAGAGATGTACCATTGAATGTTACAGGTGGAGTTTCTAATTCTACAACTAACACAGCCTTTGCAGCTTTAGGTGGAAATACTACGGCATTGAATGCTAACTTAGCACAAGCTAATTGTTTTAGTAGATTAGTTGATGCTTTAACTTTAGCTAATGTAACTGTTGGAACTATTAATTCAATATATCAAACTTCATTTGGTTATAATTATAATCCACTACCATCTGTTTCTGCATTTAATAGAGATGTTGCTAGTGAAGGAATATCTGATGGTGCTGGTGGTATCAAAGGTGAAAATGCAGTATTTACTGTTGAACATTTACCTGGTGGTGTTAAAACAGTTACAGTTGGATCTAACAAAGGTTCAGGTTTTAACAAGTATGAGACATTACAGTTACTTAATAATAGTAGAGTACCTACATCTAATGCAACTGGTACAGCAGAAATCACTGGTCTTAGATCATATGAAGGTAAGTACATAGATACAAAAGGTTTCTTATCATGGAATAACAGATTACAAGATAATTTCTTTTACCAAGTGTATAGTTATGTTATTAGATCTAACAATATGGTAAGACAATACAAACAATTTGTTGACGATTTAGTACATCCTGCTGGAACTAAATTATTTGGTGAAGTAAGTCAAAAAAGTGTTATTACACAAGTCACAGCTGTAACAAGTAATGTTTCAACAACTTCAAGTATATCTGTTAATTTTGATAGTACTGCATTAACGTTTGATACAGCTAATACAACTTTTGATGTAATTTAATATAAATAGGATTAAGGAAAAAAGATGGCAAAACAATCGATAGGATTAGGCTCAAGTGCTAATGATGGAAGTGGTGACACGATTCGTGCAGGTGGTGATAAAGTCAATGATAATTTTACAGAAGTATATAACGCATTAGGTGATGGAACAACCATAGCTGCTAATACAGGAACACTGGTTTCAAATGCTTATGCAATAGCAACATATGCAGCTAATTCTGATATCAATACTAGACTAAATTTATATGCAAAAGTTGCTAATGTTGCTTCACTTGCTGCTTTAGCTAATACAAATAGTGCAATAGCAAAAAGAGCTGAAGTTGCCAATGTTGTTTCTTTAGCTGCATTAGCTAATAATAACACAAGATTAGCTTTAATAAACACAAATTTAATACAGACTAATAACGCTATAAGAACTTTAGTTTCTGATAGAGCTCAAGTATCTAATGCATATTCTATAGTTAATAGTGGTAAGAGTTATGATACAGTTCCAAATTATGGTGCAGCAGTAACATATGATATTTCTGCAAATGGATCTCAAGCATATCTTGTTTCTAACATGGGATTTGGTATTGGAGGTGCTGCTGGAAATAATCCTCAACTTACAGTTAGAAATGAAACAACTATTGCTTTTGATTTGAATGGTTTGAATGGAGGGCATCCTTTTCATATAAGAAGTGGCAGTTCAGGAACAAATTATTATTCTAATACGTTGATTCATGTTTCAAAAACAGGTACAATAAGTACAGGAGCAAGTGCATTGGGTAAAATGGAAGGTGTGTTATATTGGCAAATACCACATACAATATCTTCTTCTGCTAATAACTCATACACATATGTTTGTTCATCACATCCTTCAAACATGAAGGGTAACATTGTTATTAAAGATAGTGGCGCTATCTAAGGAGATTAAATGACTGCACATGTGACCAAAAGATTTGCTTATTACATTGCGGATCAAATATTTGAATCGGTAAGTGAAGCATCACCATCTAGACTTTATATGTTTGTTGGAAGACCTGGTCCTTATGCAAATGATTCAGTTGTAACAGCACCTGTTAGTGATACTCAAAACGACGACTATAATATTTACAAACAAATGTTAGCTGCTAAAAAACTAGCTGAAACTGATATTACATATGCATTGAAAAGATACAACTGGTCTAATAATGTATTGTATGCGGCATATGATAACGAAGATTCTAACTTGTATGCTAATACTTTTTATGTTTATACAACTGATAGAAACGTATATAAATGTTTATTTAATAATAAAAATGCAAACTCAACAGTTCAACCAACAGGTACTTCGACAGGAATAACAGAAACAGCTGATGGCTATCAGTGGAAGTATATGTATACAGTATCGGGTGCAGATGATGGTAAGTTTGTTACTGATCAATATATTCCAGTCAAAGTATTAACAGCCAATGATGGATCAGCTCAATTTTCAACTCAACAAGCATCTGTAAATGGTGCAATCAATATTGTAAAAGTAACAGCTGGAGGTCGAGGTTACTTTACTACTAATGGTCAGTTTGCTAGTGTATCAAATGGAGCTTCATTTTCTTTAGCTAACACGGCAAGTGCTAACGATTCAGTTTATGTAGGAAGTACAATTTATATTACTTCAGGTAAAGGTGCTGGATTGATTAGAGAAATAACTAGATATGCAGGAGTATCAAGAACTGTAACAGTAAATAATGCATTTACAACCGCTCCTAATACATCAAGTGGATATATTGTAAGTCCAAAAGTCACAGTAACTGGTGATGGAACAGGAACACTTGCTTACTCTAATGTAGTAGCTAGTAATGGAGCTGTTAATTATGTTAATATTATTAGTTCTGGAGTTAATTATTCTAACGCTACTGTAACTATTACAGCTAACTCTTCCCATGGTAATAGTGCAACTGCAAGAGCAATTATAAGTCCAAGAAATGGACATGGAAAGAATGCAAGAGAAGAATTAGGTGGAAGTTTTGTTATGCTTACTTCTGAATTTAGTGGAACAGAATCAGGTACACTTCCTTTAGAGAACAATATAAGAACTTTTGGTCTTATTAAGGATCCAATATTAGCTAATGGATCAGTTGCTAATACAATTAATTTTGATATGACAACAAGAATGACTCTTACTGGTGCAACTGGAGACTTTAATGCAGATGAATTAATAACTGGTGGTACAAGTGGTGCTACTGGTAATGTAGTTAGTTTTGCAAATAGTAATGCAGCTAACACGGCAGGCACGCTTAGAGTGATAAATATAACAGGAAGGTTCCAGAATAATGAACAAATAACTGGATCCACTTCTGGTAAGAAAGCTACTATTAAACCTTCGGCTAATAGTGACTTATTGTTTTATAACGGAGATGTTTTGTATATTGAAAATAGATCACCAATTACAAGAGCAAATGAACAAATTGAAAACTTTAAAATAATAATGGGATTTTAAATGGTAGGAATAAGTAACACACAATCATTAAGAACAAGTCTAAATGTAGATCCATACTACGACGATTTCAAAGAAGATAAGAATTTTTATAGACTTTTATTTAGACCAGGTTTAGCTGTACAAGCTAGAGAACTTACTCAAATGCAAACTTTATTACAAAACCAAATAGATAGGTTTGCAGAACATGTATTTAAAGAAGGTTCAGTAGTAAGAGGTGTTGAGGTAGCTTATGATGAAAGAGTTCCATTTATTAGAATTAGAGATAATAATGCAACTGGTGGAGTAGCTAATTTAAGTTTATTACTCAATACAGAAGTTACAGGTAATACCAGTGGTGTTAAAGCATTAGTCATTGATACAAAATTTGGTAGTGAAGCAAACACACCAGGTACAAAAACATTATATTTACAATATACAGATGGTGGTAACACAACAACACAAACTGCATTTACAAATGGTGAAGTTCTAACTTCAAATACAGGACAAACAGCAAGAGTATTAGCATCTGCTGCAGATGGTTTTGGTAGTAGAGTTACATTTGGTCAAGGTGTTATATTTGCAAAGGATCACTTTATAGCAGTTCCAGCTACTTCTTTAGTTGTTGGTGAATATAATTCAAACACAGCAAACTTTAGAGTAGGGTTTAAATTAACGGAAAGTATTACAACAAGTAATACAGATACAACATTATTAGATCCAGCACAAGGAGCATATAACTATACAGCTCCAGGTGCTAACAGATTGACTATAACTCCTTCATTAGTTAAATATTTAGATACTGAAACTGCATCAGACTTTGTTGAGTTAGTTAGATTTAAAAATGGTTATATGACAATGTTAGGCAACGAGCCAAGATATAATGAGCTTGGTGATGCAATGGCTGAAAGAACTCATGAGGAAAGTGGTAACTACAATATTACAGGTAACAAGATTACTCTTAAAGAGCATCTTAGACAAGGAAACAATCAAGGATTTTTAACATCAGCTGCTGGTGGTAATACAGAACAAGTAGCCATTGAAAAGACATCTGGAATTTCATATGTTGCAGGTTTTAGAAATGAAGACATAGTTAAAAAACATTTGGCACTTGATAAAGCTATAACACACAAACAAAGAGAAGATGTATTAGTTTCTGCAAACTATGGAAATTTTGTAAATGTTAGAGAACTAAGTGGTCCATGGGATGTAAGTGGTCATGATAGAGTAGAATTGTATGATAAAGTACAACATAGTGTATCTAATAATTCATTAGGTACTACTGGAAAAGAAGGAAATAAAATAGGTGAAGCTAGAATTAGAGGATTAGAACATTCTTCTGGAACCAGAGGTACACAAAATGCATTATACAAAATGTATCTTTATGATATAAAAATGACTGCAAATACATTTAATAATGTTAAAAGTTTTTATTATGATCCACCTGCAGGATCAGGAGCTGTAGCAAAAGCTGATGCAGTTCAAGTAAACTCAAATACTGTATTAACTGACACTGGTTTTAATAGAGGTGTCTTTGAATTACCATCCATGTTTATTAAAACAGTAAGAGATGCATCAGGTTCAGTAGATACTGAGTTTGATTTTTATAAGACATTTACAACAACTATTGGTACTGATGGTACTTTTTCAATATCTTCTGATACTGATGAAACATTTATTTTAGGAACCGGTGCTGCAAGTACAACTCAAAAACAATCTAATTTTCATGTTGTTTTAGATGCAGCAGCCAATACTGGTGGTCTTACTGGACAAGCATCAATAACTGGAACATCAAATACAATTAGTGGAACAGGTACAAGTTTTGATACAATGTTTGCCATTGGAGATAAAATTAGACTTTTTGGAAATGCTGTATTTACTGTAAATGAAATAACAAATGCAACAACTATCAAAACATTAGAAACTTCAGGTGGAACT